AAACAACTTATGAACACGAAGGAGGTATAAGCATATGGAAAATAAAAACCAAACTCGTGCGAGTCAAACTAAGAAAAGTGATTCTACAAAAGTAGAAGCACAAGCAAAAACGGTAGCTCCAAAAGAGAGACCAAAAGTTTGGACTCCACCATCGTACTTAGATACGCCCAACGCGCCGAACGGCTACAGACACAGATGGGTCAGGACAGAAATCCTAGGATTCGTCGATACTAAAAACATACAAGGTCGAATTAGATCTGGTTATGAATTAGTAAGAGCAGACGAGTATCCGGAAGAGGACTTTCCCGTAGTACAAGACGGCAAATACGCAGGGGTGATCGGGCACGGAGGCCTTGTGCTGACAAGGGTACCAGAGGAGATCGCGCAGCAACGAACTGAATACTATATGAATCAGGCTCGTGACCAACAAGCTGCAATTGACGCCGATCTAGCGAAGGAACAGCATAAGAGTATGCCTATCAATGTTGATAGAGATACTCGTGTAACCTTCGGTGGCTCCAAGAAGGGTTAATTTTTTAACAATTCGGAACCAGCGAAATAAACAACCGTACTGGAGGCCCGCAAGGGCAGGTACATATAAGGAGAAATGACTATGGCTAATAGTTCATCGACTGGTTTCGGTTTGAAACCAATTAAAAAAGTCGGTCAGAATTACGACGCTGGTGGTCTAGGTGAGTACCCAGTTGCAGCTTCTGCAACAGCTATCTACAACCAAGATTTGGTTGCAATGGCAAATACAGGTACAGCAGCAGTAGCAGCCGCAGGCACTACTCACAACCTAGGTTCGCTAAACGGTGTATTCTACACTGACGCAACAACTAGTAAGCCAACATTTCAAAACTATCTTCAAGGCTCTAATACAGCTTCTGATATAGTTGCGTTTATAACTGACGACCCGAATCAGATCTACGAAGTAAGATCTAACAATTCAGGCGCTTCAGCTCAAACGGATGTTGGTAATACAGCTGAAATAAGTTACTCAGCTGGTGCAAGTCCAAACTACGTTTCTAGAACAACTCTAGATGACAGTACTTTGGCTACTGCAACACAACAACTAAAAATCGTAGGCGTATCGAGAGATCCGGACAATAGCGACTTAACATCTGCAAATGTAGTATGGAGAGTTGTTATCAACGAACATTTCTTTGGTGCTACTACAGGGGTATAATAGGAGTATATAACTATGGCAATATCACGTAATCAACTAGTTAAAGAACTAGAGCCAGGTTTGAATGCCCTATTCGGCCTGGAGTATAAACAGTATGAACAAGAACATGCTGAAATATACACAACTGAGTCATCTGACAGAGCTTTTGAAGAAGAAGTTATGTTATCAGGTTTCGCTCAAGCACAAGTTAAACCAGAAGGTTCTGGTGTAGCTTACGACAGTGCTCAAGAAACTTTCACAGCTAGATACACTCACGAGACAATCGCTCTTGGGTTTGCTATCACTGAGGAAGCTATTGAGGACAATTTGTATGACAGACTTGCGTCTAGATATACAAAAGCTTTAGCAAGATCTATGGCTCAAACTAAACAAGTTAAAGCAGCTGCACCATTAAACAATGGTTTACCTGGAGGAAGTTTCAATTCAGGTGATGGTGTAACTCTTTTCAACACTTCGCACACAACTATTGCTGGATCTTTCAGTAATACGTTAGCAACTGCTGCGGACTTAAACGAAACTTCATTAGAACAAGCAATGATTGATATCGCTGCTCTTACTGATGAAAGAGGTTTAAAGATCGCTGCTAAAGCTGTGAAGATGATCATTCCATCTGCTCTTCAGTTTACTGCAGACAGATTAATGAACTCTGCACAGAGAGTTGGAACTGCTGATAATGATATCAACGCAATCAGAAACATGGGTATGATCCCAGGTGGATACTCAGTTAATCACTATTTAACTGACACAGATGCGTTCTACATCACTACAGACGTACCAAACGGAATGAAGCATATGGAAAGAGCTCCATTAACTACAAAAATGGAAGGCGATTTCGATACTGGAAACGTAAGATACAAAGCTAGAGAAAGATACGTATTTGGCGTATCAGACCCTAGAGGTATTTTTGCATCACCAGGTGCTTAATCAATAATTTTGTGGCGGAACACAGTTCCGCCACAATCTCTAAATAGAAAGGAAAAATGCCCTTAAAAAAATTCCTCGTTAAAATCTACGCATATCACTACAAAATGGAGATAACCATTACCTGTGTAGAAGCCCCACAAG